GTAGAACCTGAGATAGATTTATTGGTTAAGGTTTGCGAAGCTGCAAGAGTAACCACTTGGTCTGTGCCGACTTGGACTTGACCTGTGCCGTTAGGCGTTAAAGTTATGTTTCCGTTCGCCCCATCGTATAAACGGACAATGCCTTCGACAACAGAGCCTTCATTCGTGGTGATGATTAAATCACCTGTGCCTCTTGTGGCAATCGTAGCGTCTGAGTTGTTATCGCCTAGTCGCATCGAGTCGGCATTGACGTGTAAATCACCTGTGCCATCGGGGGCAATCGTCACAGGAGAGTTAGAAGCGTTGGGAGATTTAATACTCGAAGCAAACTCAACATCTCCAGAGAATGAACCTGTGCCGGTTGATATGGAAGTGGGCGTAATCGCACCCAGCGCTAAAGCGAATGTTCCTGACGTGGTAATCGTTTGAGTTGAGCCGCCAGAGATGGTGACTCCGTTTGCCCCTGTGGTCGTTATGGAAGTGACTGTGCCTGAGCCGCCAGAGACGGCATAAATGCCCTCAATCCAAATATCGTAAAGCTGCAAACATAAAACACCCACGCTATTAAAAGCCGCCGAAGGATAAGCATCGATTTCTACTTTGACTTGATAAGCACTTAAACTTGATGGATTGACCGTTGCTAAAGTGTGGCTAAAGATAGCAACAGTAATAGGGTCGCTGTCGTAATCGTCCGTTAATAGCAAAGTCCAATTTGAACCGCTATCAGTCGATAAATAAAATCGTGCTTCCGTTCCAGAAGTCCATTGTGTCGATGCGTAATTCCTCGAAATGTTCAGAGTGCATGATGTCCATGTCTGGGCTTTAGTTTGGAAAACCGTATAAGTGAAAGAAGCATCGTTTTGAACTTGCAAACCCGCTAACTCAAATGCGCCATACGTGGTGATGTGATTGGCATCTGCATCGTAAACAAGATTGGTATTGGTTGCAACAAAGTAGGGCGATGGGTTGCCGGTCAGTTCGGTATAGACAGAAGGTCTGCGAACTTCAGAAGCAGCACTTGCGGCGGTTTGTGCAATCCAAGCCCCTGAAGCTGCAAGAACATAAGTCGATGGGGCATAGGAAGAATTAGGAACGCCACCGGGTGCGGTTGTTGAAAAAGGCGTTATGACCTCTCCGGTGTTTTTCTCTTTCGGCTCATAAGCGACGTCTGTTCCGTTAGATATCCACGAACTATAACTCATACTTATCCTTTGTAATAGACAGCTCGAACCGCAGCTCTAAAGTTGGTTGTGTCAGGGGAATTGGTGGATTTAATCCAAGACCTTTCAGCCCCGCTTACCGAGATAATTGGAAACACATAGTTATTTTCTTCGTCTGCGTCTGTGCCTGTATAGACCACAATATCGAAATGGTCTGGCGGAGGCGCGTTAGCTGGAAAATCCCAAGTTACTGAAATCCATTTATTCAAAATAAATGACCCACCACCAACACCAATCGGGGTAGTTATGCCAATGCCAGAGTCATCTTCTAAGTATTGAGCCATATCAATCTTTCGTTGTTGTAATTGTTAAAACTACATTCGTGGGCTGAGGTAAGTTCTGCGTTGGAATTGCAACAGGGTAGGCAATCACAAGCACATCTGACAGGGTTTGTGTGACTGTTCCAAATACATTGGTCGAGCAGAACTTGAGATAGACGGTTGTGCCAATGAGTTCAGTCGGCACTAGCCATTTGAAGATGGCATCGTCAAGGCGAATAAATTGTGATCCGATGGGGTGTGATTGAATCGTTGTTCCGTATGCACCACGCACAAGATAAACCGTATTTGTTGCGTCTGCAAGTTTATAAGTATTTGTGCCGGTTGATGTAGCATATCGATAACTGACTAACTCGATGGCAGAAGATATGCTGGTTTGAATGAGCGATAATGTTCCGTAAGCATCTGCATCTGCGGCAGAAGAAGCCGGTAGCAATTCGCCCTCTGAAATTGCCATATTTAGATTGACGATATTAGTCGTGTCAATCTGTGTCGCAGATGTCGGAAGCGTATTAGTCGTAACGCCATAACGTGCTTTATTGTCGATTGAGCCAATGAGTTTATATTCTCCTGCTGCTGCGGTTGCCGCAAAGACGGTGCAGCCACCCCAATACTGATTCGTAGAACTGACCGCAATCCAAAGCTCTTGTCCTGAAGGCGTTAAGAAGTAAGGCGCGTTATAAAAGTAGGGAGTCGCAACGCTGCCGGGGTCTGCCGCATAGTTCGTGCCTGTGCCTGATCCTGAGCCGGTGGTGTAAAGGGCTGGGGTTGAAGCACCGAGGGGGAAGTCCTCAGCCTCGATGGTTAGAAGCCCTTGATCGTTCTCGCTTATTGAAGTAATGCGAACGGTCTTGGCGGAGAAGCCTAAATTAGAATCGGTTATGTTCACCAAGTCCATTGGTTCAAGGAGACAGTATCTCCAGCCAAGAACGAATTGATATTTATTCACGATGGACAGATTCTTTTGTAGGATCAGTTGAGCCACCATCTGTGCGGTGTCTTTATTGGTGATGAAGTGCATCTTAATCGTGTCTTTTTTTCTTAGTCCAAATTGAGCAATGTCCGCATCGTCTTTCACTTCGACAATCGAGGGATTGTATTGTTTATCTTTATCAACATACTCGATGGAGATTTGGTTATAAGTATCATTGCGAGGCTTACGCATAACCTTGATGGGGTCTTGGTTCTTGGGAGACATGAAGTCGTTATCGGTCAGGGAATAAACCGGTGTCGTGTTGGCGGTAAAACTCACACCGGCAAAGGGAGATGTTCCGCTAATGTTGGAATCGCCATAAGGCTTGATTTTCAACACGCCTTCAGACCAGACAAAAGCACCATTCGCAGCCATGATAATTTCGTTGATGATCTCTGCGGTGGGTCTTTGGTCTTTAATCAAAGGGCTAAAGAGCATACGCTGATTATTAGCATTTGATTTTATTGCCACGCAATAATTCCAGAAGGTCGTTGATCCCGGAGTATCGACTGTTGAATCTAAGTAATTAAATCCAATTCCAAATTGAGCACTTGTTAGCAGCTCTTTAATGATCTTTACAGGATGCGCGTCGTAGTATGAATCGCCTGTTGAGTAGGGATTGAGTCCGGTTATAACGATGCTGAAATTAGGCAGTCCGGTCGATGTGCCGAGTGGTAGATTTGGATAAGCTATGTAGGCAATCTTGGGATAGACTCTCGATTCACCCGGAAAGGACGAGGTCATGTAAGGCAAGGGAATGGTTTGAACCCCTGTGTTACCTGTTTGCCATCCGGTCAAAGCCGTTGGGCTTTCTTTATCTTTGCGAATTGAATCAAAAGAAGTGACTGTGCCTTCGCATAATCCGATTAAAGGTGAAACGCTGTAAGTGTAAGTGATCGTTTGCGGCGTATTGTTGTTCCTTGAAGATCCACCGCCTGAAGGCGATACGCTTTGCTTTGCTTTGAAACCCACAAGTTGAATAAGATTGCCGGTGGTTTGATTCTTGCCAAAGAGAATAGGGACAGGCAGACCATAAGCTGAAGTCTGGATTTGTAGCCCAGCCGCAGCAACGACTTGTTGGCTGTTCGGACTAGCGGGAGGTGAGAATAAGCCAGACATTTATTTGCCCCAGAAGGTATAAAAACCATACAGGCGATCTCGGAAACTACCGTCATTAGCATTATCTAAGATCACGCCACACTCTGCGGCAGAATGAATCACTAGCGGATAATCAACGACGATGACCGAATGGCTGACCAAGCGACCAAATCTGAATAGCCCTACATCGCCCGGCTTGGGGTCAGTCGTGGGCTTGAGATATTGACTTATTAAGTTAATATACTTTTCTTCGCCTCGATGTAAATGCCATTGAACGTGATAGTCAGGGATTTCAATATCTTTTATCAATCCAGCTTCTCTAAAAACAGCCAATAGAATTAAGGCGCAATCTACACCGACCCCCTTTATCATCGCCTGATGATGATAGGGAGTGCCGATCCACGAGTAGGCTTCCTTGACTACGAGATCTCTCTGCTCTTGTTCGGTCATTGGGCATCTTCATTTCTTGGGATATAGTCAAAGCCCCGAAACTTAGCGGTATTGGAATACTTCGTGCATCCTGACGCATAGACTTTATCACAGCCGGGTAGGATCGTGAACGTATCAGCAGCGGTTGGTGTGTAAGGCAATGGATAAAACAGCGTCAGCGTTACAGTCGTTGTTCCGGTCTGTGTTTTGATTGATCGCTTGACTCCATTATTCGCCCCAGACGTGCAAGTGATGTAACCTAGATCATAATAATTGGCAGTCGGTGTGGTGGAAAGCGTGGCTTGAAAGACGGTGCTAGAAGTAACTGTTCCCATCGTGCCGGTCTTAAGATAAGTCCCAGAGCTTAATCCACAGTTGGTATCGAATAGGGTATTAACGCACGTAGGCTGGTAGAGATTGCGAGGGGTGGGTAGGTTTAACTTCTCTAGTTCTGACTTAACTTTTAATTTAATCTCATAACGAGAAGGATTGGCTTGGGACACGTTACCTTCGAACATCCAAATGAGATAATCGGTCGTGTAAGTTCCGTAGCAATTCATCAGGCGTTGGACTTTGATTTGAGCATTGTCAAAATACCCATTAACGCAAGACTCATACAGCGTGTGAGTATTGATGAGATTAGATCCTATGTCGAAGATCGTGAAATCCATCTCGTCCACTTGCAGTCCAATGTGAATCTTGGTATTGGATCGCTTGAATTGATAGGTATTGTGATAATAAGTGTTGCTCGACAAAGTAATATCCACGTCTGCATCGGTTAATCGAATCACCGAGCCAGAGACCGGCGTAATCGTTACGAGATCGCACATCGTATAGACCGCGTTATTAAGTAGATAATTATTCAGCGTAGCGTTCGTGGTTTTCATTTTACGACTTCACCGTTATAAGATTGATCGTCTTGGCTTCCCATACTCCGTTCAGCATACGACTAAAATCATACTGCTCTTTCTCTAAGCGAACGTTCCAATAGTATGATCCTGTCCAAGAGATGATGGCGGAAGCAGTAGGTGCAGTTACAAAGGTTAAAACGCCTGTCGTGTTGTTAATCGTGTAATCGGTTGTAACGGTCTTAAGTGTTGAATTAACAAAGATCGATGGGGGCGTAGTGTTATTGACCACGAAGACAGGCTCATAGCCATCGCCAATGGTAGGGTAGTAACTGCGAGAAGCCGCAGCGGCTAATGACGCAGAAGGGACAAGCGTTCGTTGTAGCTGGAAGGCAGTCGTGCTTCCGTTCCCAACGCCAATAGGCATAGAGGTCGCTGAAGTCGGAGAGGCTAAAGTCCCCACAAAGTAATCATCGGGCATGGTGAAGTAAAACGTATCGTAATTCGCAGCCATACGAGCGAAGAATCCCACAAGGGTTTCCCATTCGTTCTGCGTAGATTTTGTGTAGGTCGCTGATCGCAGGAAATTAAACGATAGGCTTATTTTGTAACGAGGATAAGACCAGAAGGCGGCTCTAAGTTCAAGCCCATTAGAGGATTGCTGGACTTCGGTTGAGTAGATCGGAGTTCTTTGGATATCAATGTCTAAGCCAGACAGGCTAGGGAATACTAAGGCGCTCATGCGAATTGACTCCCATTTCTAAGGGCTAGTTTATTGGCAGCAAAGACTGATCCCGCATTGGCTTTGAGGTAACTGTCGAAGCTCGAAGCGTCCATCGCATTGATATTGTAAGTAACTGATCCGCTGTTGCCTGATGCTTGATTGCCCATTGCAATGTTGCGTATGCCTTCGGCTAATTCAGCCGGAAGCACCATCTCACCTTTGTGGAGTTGAGCCATCTGCCCATCCATTTCAACATTAGCGTAGCCGCCTTTAGCAGACTTGACGTTACCGAGAAGGGAATAAATAGCAGCACCGATGATTGCACCAATGGCAATAGCCGCTATGGGATTCTTGGAAGCCCAAGCAGCAATGGCAGCAGCTGTTCCCTTGGCGGCATCATTAGTAATTGATAGACTTGTTTCAGTTGCTTTAGCACCACTTGACACAGTAGCCGATTTAATCGAAGCCGCAGCGGTCAGAACAGACGTTTTCATAGCAGATACTACCTTAAGTGCTTCTCCCTTAATCCATTCTTCGACCATCTGCCAGATGATTTTGTTAAAGATATTTCCAATGCCTTGCCAGATATTAGCCATCGCATCGCTGAAAGACATCGTTCCTGCAAGGATTCCATCTAGAGATTGCTGGAAAGAGGATACTAGGATTGATTGCAATTCTTCAAGCTGCGCCTTTTCCCTCTGGGCGGCTTCTTCGGCGGTTTGAGCTTTCATTGCTTCAGCGGCAAGTTTGGCAGCATTTGTTTCCTGTTGTACTGTAAGCAAGGCAGCCGCATTACCCTTTGCAAGTTCAAGTATCTTGTTAAGATAAGTCTCTTGCGCTAGAATGTCAGCGTCGTTTAATTCTTTTTTCTTAGCAAAGAATTGCTCAAGGGTAATTTGTTGCTTGTCAAACTTAGACTTTTCTTGCGCCAAGAGAAAGGCATTATTTTGTTGAGCCGTAGTTAAAGTTCCTTTAGCTTCAATTTGATCTAATTGTAACTGCTCTGCGATCTGCTCTTGCTTTAATGCGCTTAGGTCTTTGTTTAATTTTGACTTTAATTTAAGCTGATCCTCAGAAGTTAGTTTCAAGCTGCTTACATTCTTTAGTTCTAGTTCGATTTGCTTTTGTAATTCTTCTCTCATCCAAGTGGTTCGACCAGCATACAGAGTCTTAATGCGATTAGACTCTTTCTCGATATCCTGCGTCTGCGCTTCTAAGTTCTTCTTAGACGCTTCGTCCGTAACCGGAATAGCACCACCGCCCGGTTTCGTTTTTTCATCAGCAGCTGACATGGTTGGGGCTGCACCGCTTAGTAAATCCTTTGATCTTTTAACTATGGAAATTGTATTTTTAACGCCATTGGCAACAGAGTTATAAGCATTTTTGAAATTAGCAGCAGTTTGAGTGGCATATTCTTTAGTCGCATCCTTAGCGATAGAGAAGGCTTCAAAGAATCTTCCGGTCAAGGCTAAGGATAGTGCTTCTACCATTTTAATGCTAAAGCCTATCGTATCGTTCCAGAACTTAAAAGCGATAACAATGTTTCTGACGGCTAAGAGTATTAACTCAACAGCCGCCAATAAACCGCCATACAAGACGATTACCAATTTGCCTACAATGATTCCTAGTTGCTTAGCGTTCTCTTTATTCCCTGCTAGACCGTTCGAGAAGTCAGCGATGACAGGTATTAGTTGATCGCCTAATGCTAACTTAAAATCTCGTAGGGTATCATTTCCGGCTTCTTGCGCTTTCTTAAACGCGTAGATTTGATCGACTTGTTTCTTGGTAACTTCTTCATTGCCTCTCGTGGCTTCAGTAACTCTAGCAAGTTCTTCTCTGGTCATTCGTAAGAGGGGTAATGTGGCTTGAAAGGCTCGACCAAAGGCTTGTTCTAGGAAAGCATTTTGCTGAGTAGCGTTACCGAACTCTTGCGCCTTACTAATGACCGCCATGATCGCATCGCCATTGCTATTGATGGCTTCTTTATTGCCGGTTAGTTTATTGGTGTAGTCCTGAATGGATAGCCCTGAGTTTCCAATCTTGACTGTCAAGGCTCTCGAAGCATTGGACAGCACATCCGTTGATAAGCCTAAATCCTCTAGGGCTTCTTTGAATCCGGTCGCTTGAAGGAGTGTGATCCCTAGTTCCTTGGATAATTTATTGACTTCTAAACGATAATTAACCGCTTCGTCAATAGCCGACTTAAACGCTGCACCACCCGCAAGGACTGCGGTGATGGCTATCATAGCTTGATTGACCTTACTGAACGCATTAGAAACGCTGGTGAAGGCGGTGTTCATCTGCTTAGTCGATGCTGAGACTTGAGCCGCAGCCGCTTTAAGGGGGGCTGTTAATTTATCGAGTAGGGTTAATTCTGCTTGGACGGTATTAGTTTTTGCCATTGAAAGCCCTTACAATGTTTTGGAGTTCGTTTTCGCTAGGGGTGTTTTTAACTTGGCTTTTCTTATTTTTATAACCCATGAAGTTTTTGAGGAGAACATGAGTTGGTGGATTCTCAATCCAATAAGCGACAAGTTCAATCGAATCAGGGTAAGCAATGTCATCGATCTCTGGATAAGTCCAGCCGGTGCTAGTAACAATAAGCCCATAGAGTTCACCGATACTTTCATCTAAGGACTTACCGCTTCCCCCGATGATTCGCCCTTCTTAATACCTGATACACCCAAGACTGCCTCAAAGATTTCCTTGAGGTTGCCGAGATCAATCATCTCTAGCAATTCGTCTTGAGTGATTTCAGGATAGTTGCGATTGACTGAGGCTAAGACAATCTGTGCGATAGCATCCGTCTGTTCTTCATTGGGGACTGAATCGATTTTAGATAACGTGTTGATCTTATTGCCGATTCGTTTGAGAGAGCCGAGCGTGAGGGGCGGTAGTGTGTATTCCCGCCCACCCATTGTTACTTTCACACCTGAAAGTAGAGCCATATTGTCAAACCTTTCCTAAGTAGTTGAGTAATTATTCCGTTGTGTAAACGCTGATAACATTGCCACTTGCATCCGCAAAGCCCATAAAATCGAGCGTTTCCTCGGTGAAGTCTTCGTTGGGCATCGAGAAGCTATATTTACCCAGCGTAGCTGCATAAAGTTTTACACCGACATTTTTCCCTTTATAAGTATTCCATAAGGAAATCTGGTATGTCGTTCCGCTTCCCATTAGTTGATTGGTCAGCGTGATGGTGCTTTGACCGCTAGTTGAGTTGGTGTAGGAATACGAGATCTGAAC